ACACTAATCAACCCAATCGAAGATACGACTCCGTCGCACCATTCCTTGATTTCACAATAATGTTTCGGCGTTACAAGAGTCCACTTGGCGAGCGGCGTTAATGGATCTGTACAGGCATCAATCTCAACACACAACCCTTGGTCAGCGACGGACGTCAGCAGTGACACTACGTGGTCACCGCAATCCCACCACACTGGGCCGTCGGGGTTCCCGAGCCTCTCTCTCAACAGCCGTTCAGCAACAGCGGCGCAAACCGCCGTTGCCGCTGCCCATAACATGGCGCCGTGTGTGCCGACGATCTGAAAACCGTTCCCGACCTCATGGGCACGGTACATCGCTCCCACAACCTCTTCGACGTTGCGATCGATCTCATGAATTTCGTACACCGAACCGATGATTTCGGCGCACGCAGCCGGCAGGGATCGTATGGCCGCAGCGCGCATTTCTTCGCGGTCATCGCCGCATAGCAGTGCAACGGGCAACTCATCTACGCTGCGCGGCGGTTTTTGAATCACGTCAACAAGCTTAGCTAACCTGCCTACCGCTAACTGGAGCGACATGACGTTTCTCCTGTTTTCCGGCTAGACCTCACCCCCCGCTGCGCGCCGGATACGCAGCGGAGTGTTATAAATAATCGTTGTGTTTGCGTTTTCTATAGGCGACCATAAAACCGTTTTTTTGCCGTTGCTTGTTTGGGGTTTGGGGTTGGGGTTTGGGGTTGGGGCTTGGGGGTTGCGGGTTTGTGTTTTTAGTTTTTATTTTGTTTGCCGGTTTTCTTTTCCTCTTTTTGTTTTTTGGTTTTTCTGCATTGCTACTATTCTCGCCGTCACTAGTATGGCAACCGGCAACCCCACCCCCCGAAAGTATGGGAAAATGGCGGCGGGGGGGCAGGCCCCCCTGGGGTGGGAGTTGCCTCTGTATATCTAGGTATTTTTCCGTTGTTTTCTGCTTTGTTTTTCCCTTCTTTTTGTGTTTGTGTGTTCCTTTATGTGTGGGGTTTTGTGGGGTGTTATGTATTGGGGGGCGAGGTAGGGGTTTTAAAAGGCTTTCTGCGGCCTCTAGCTTTGCGTATAACAAGGGGTTGAGGGGTTGGACGGTATTTTTTTCGTCTTGGCGGCAACTTTTGATTCTGCGGCCATTCTAGCTTCATTTTGGGGGTAGTAGTTTTGGGGGGTATGTGTTGGTTGGGGTGTTGAGAAATTGAGACGGGTGGAGTTGAGGTTGTGTTGCGGATTTGATACAATATAGGTGTAGAGTTGAGGACAGTGTGGATTGTTTTAGGAAGGAGTGGGTCTGCGGTGTCTGTGTGTATTGAGTGTGGGAGGGAGATGGATTGGGCGGAGGCGGAGGAGTGGTATGTATGTGAGAAATGTCGGAGTCAGGTGATTTTGAGTGGGGAGGAGGTTAGGGTACCGACTCTGGGGTCGCCGGTAAGGAAGAGTGGGGGGCGGAAGAGGCGGCGTGATCTTGGAAGGATTAGGGATGAGGAGTTAGGTGCGATGTGGTTGCGACAGCGGGTGGAGGGGGTTGATGGATTAGAGTTTTTGGATGAGTTAGGGGAGCGGTTAGCGGCGGAAGAGGGTTGGCCGTATGGGTTATAGGGGTTGGCTAATGGTGGGGGGTTTCGGTGTGTGTAGGAGCAGGCGGTGATCATGCTATTTGGTGTTCGTTTATGGGAGAAGATTAAGGCGTGTGTTGCCAGGATGTGGAATAGGCGGAGGAGGAATGTGCAGTCGTTGGCAGCATATGCTGGGTTGCCGTGCCAGTGGGGGTGTGTGTTGGAGGTGATGCATCATGCGGCTGAAACGTTAGGGTGGATTTGGGGGGAGGAGGTTGGTCAACGTGTTTGGCAGGTTATACAGAAGCAGATGATGGGGATGTGGATGGAAGGAGCGCGTCCGCCGGATCGAATTGAACAGACGACAGCGCAGGTAGTAGCGGTGTGGCAATATCCTGGTGGGCAGTGTGTTTGGAGTTGTGATGCACTAGGGGGAATTACGTGGATCACCACGATACCGGCACAGGCGAGGGAAACAGACCTACCAAGCGAAGTGCGGTAGGTATGCGCTGGCCGCATCCACCGCTTTTGGTGTTGCGTGAGTTGCGCAAGGCGCATCAGCGTCGTTTGGCGACAGCGGCGCAGCAATGTGGCCTAAAGCTGCATGAGATGCGGCGCATCTGGAAAGCGTACTGGCGTGCGTTAGTGCAGGATGCGGTAGCGAGTGGTGCGTTTTGTATTCCTGAATTAGGTGTATTTCGGTGGTTACCGTTTGTGCGTCCGAGGCATTATTATCGGGCGTCGCGTTGGTTTTGGACAGGTACAGCTGGGTGGCTGCCGAAGGTGCGTGATGCGCTGGATGCTGCTGTTCAACAAACGCACTGGTTTGACAAGGTGCCTGTGTGTATTGCTGAAGAGCATGCGTTGTTAGGTTTGTTGCCGCAGGCTCCTTTCTGGGAGGAAGTGGCTCGGCAGTCGAGTGCGTGGTTGCGCGTACATGCTGCAGATTTGTTGGAACAAAAACAGTATCAGCGCCGTGCACGGCAGTCGAGTGGCTAGCTATTTGACGTGATTGAGGGGTTTTTGGACAGAGCTTCTTATGTGTGCTCTGTCGCTCTAGTTGGGGTCTGCCGCCGCTCTTCTTGAGGAACAGGGTGGCGTATCTGAGTTGGGGGATTGTCGTTTCCGGCGCTGGGTGTCCGGAAACATTCTGTGTGTCGGTTTGGTGTCAAAAGGGGAAGCGCTGTGAGTATGTCTTTAGCCGAATTTATGGACGCGAAGTTGAAGGAGAAACAGACGCAATCTGCGGAGTTGCCGTCAGAGGAGGTGGCACATCAGGACGTTACCGAGATCGAGGGGGATAACGAAACCACCGAGGAAGAAGAGGGCGACGAGGAGGCTGTGGAGGACGAAGAGCAGGCTACAGATGAGTCCATCGCAGCGGCCGACTCGGAACAGGAAGGTGGGTGCGAATCTTGTTCGGGTGAGAGCCAAACCGCTTTCCTGGAATATGTCAAGTCCGTATATGGCGTCGATTTAACGGACAAGTACAAAACCGATCATGCGGCATTGCAAGGCCTACTGGAAGCGTATCGGCTGGTAGGCCAGCGCAATCAAGATGCTGCTGTTGTGCAATATTTGCGGTCCAAACTTGGCGACGAAGGCTTGCAGCGGTTGCTCAACGATACGGCCAATGCGGCGCAGTCGGCGCAGGCGGTGCAAGCCGCGTCCACTACGGAAGAGACCTATGAATATGATCCGGCTTGGCTGCACATGGTCCAGGTCAACCCAGACACTGGCCAAATCGAGCCAAAACCAGGGGTGCCCCAGGAGGTTGTCGATAAATTAGTCAAGTTTGCTACGCATCGGGAGAGGCTGCTCAATGAATTTGCAAAAAATCCTAAACAGTTTCTTTGGGAACAGATTGGACCGTACGTCCAAGGAACCATCCAACACAATTTCCAGCAAGCCTATCACACCGCCTCCAAGCAAGCCACCCTCCAACAGTGGACACAGGCTCGCGCGTCCGTGTTGTATGGACCGCAAGGTCAGCTCACCCCCTATGGCGAAAAAATAGCTTCGCTAGCTGGCACGTTGCAACAGCACGGGGTGGCCGATCCGTATGATGCTTTATTGTTGGCGGGGGCGATCTTAGAGCAATTCCAAACGCCGCCGCCACAACCTGCACCGCCTGCGCCAACTGCGGCGCATACGCCGAACCGTAAGCCAAAAGCGGTTTTATCACCAGCGCAGGCGGTGAGGCAGGTTTTTGAGGAGCACAAAAAGAAAGGCACGCCGATCACCTTAGAAGCCGCTTTGCGTGCGGCTGGACTGATGAGTGGTGAAGAAGAATAAATCGGTGTGCCTACGACAATAGATCACACAAAGTCTGGGGGCACGGCTAGGGGTAGCGGTGGACACCCGACGTCACCACTCCGTCGGCCCACGATGCTACCCCTACCCCAGACGGCTGCCGTGCGCTACAAGGCCGTGGGGAAACGGATGTACTAGGAGGCATTTTAGGACACGTCGTTTTCCTGTAAGGGAGAAAGCGCAATGGCACGACCATTTACGACTCCACGCGAATTGGCCGTACTCGTTGAGTACGTCAATGAGCTTGTGGAGCTTCAACTCCGCAAGCCACGACTTTTTAACGCGCTCCGGGCGAAAGAATTCATTCTGTATAAATACAAAGGGGACGATATCCGGTGGCGTGTCAAAATCGGTCAAAAGACTCCGACCGCTATTACTGGTACGTTGCCAAACGTACCGTTTGATGCGATTTCTCGTCATAAAACGGCTGTCTTGGATTTCCGTGGATACGGCATGGGTGAGCCGATTCTGAAAATCGAAAAGCTCAAAGATTCGTCGAAAACCCGGTATCCACAAATCGTTGATGATGCCATGCGCGAGGCTATGACAGATTTTGAAAAATTCTTGGCGTCGTCTATCTATGCGGATGGAGGCGCCAGTGATCAGAACATGCATGGCTTGGAAAGTTTCTGCGGTGCGAGCGGCCAGGTGACGGGGCGTCCTGTCATGCAGCCCAACGATTCTTATGCTGGCATGAGCACCGTCCTGGGTGCTTATGGTGGCACTATCTCCGGCACTTTCCCTGATGGTACGTTTACGCCTGAATATGCTTTCTGGTCGCCCTTGTTGGTGAAGTACAACGACACCTATTTTGGGCAGGGTGCAACGTGGGCGACCAGCTGGACTAAGGCGTTGCGCTATGCGCAAACCTGGTTGCGTTCCAATTGGGGGGCCGAACCAGACTTGGTAGCCATGCATCCTGATATGGAACGCATCGCCAGAGACAGCAAAGACGAGACGCAGCGCATTATCGTAACGCCGAAATCGCAGGTGGTGGATTTCGGTATTCAGACGACCAATTTTGAGGGTCTGGAAATTATTGCTGATCCTTATTGTCCAGTAAATACCGCGTATATGCTGGATAGCTCGCACATAAAGTTGATCAATCTGCAAGCGAAGTTAATCGATGTCCACCGAAGCGAAGATCATTACGGCAACACGCTGTACTATCTGGACTTTTATGGCAACTATCGGGTCTGGACTCCTGCTGTGGTCGCCAAATTGTACTCGGTTTCGTAAGGAGTGATGAGATGAATCAAGCTACCATTCTGCCGTTTCCACGTGGCACTACATATTTCCAAGGTCAAGCGCCGGATGCCGATCTTGGCAAAGACCTAGAAGGGCGTTTGTTTACTATTCTGTCCCCGGAGTATCCTGGACGTCTTTTGACGTTGAGGGCAGTCCGTTATACAGGTACGAGCGATTTAACGGTCGCTCGCAAAATCTGCGCTTTTGCGTCTGGCCACCTCGGCACCAAGTCGAACGGCTACATTTCCCAGGATGGCCAGGTCGGCAAACCGATAGACTCTGCGTATCCCGTCGGTATGACCATTCGGCCCAATGATCTCTTCTATGTCGTCGAAGCCGGGCCATGCACGGTTGGCAAGTTGACCGGTTCTGGGCAGACCATCTCGGCTGGTGCGTTGGTGTATGGCGATGCGACGGGTGTGATTGACCCGACTGCGAGCAGTGGCCATTCGATTGGCCGCGCGATTGCGGCAGCCGGTGCGAATGACAGCACTGTGCTGGTGGATGTTCAAGCCACGTTCCGTGCGTAACCCCCGGCGGCGCTCCCCTGCCCCGCCGCTCCTGCTGGTTGTGGGCGGGGCCGTTATGGCCCCGCCCACACCAGTGCCATTGTGGGTGTAAGGAAGAACAAAAGATGGCTCGTAAGCCACAATACGCCGTCGCAGTCTATCAGCCGCTCACGACTCTAGAACAGTTTCATCAATCGACGGCGAAATGGCGCTTGCTGGTAGGTAGTAACCGCTCTGGCAAAACTTTGGCTGCTGCGGTTGAGTTTTGCCGAGCGGTCTTAGGCTTGGACCCATTTCAAAAATATCCCACCCAAAACGGGGTAGCTTTAATTATTGGGTTGGACAGTGCTCATTTGGGAATGCTCTGGCGCAAATTGGCCTTGCCCGGAGCATTTTTTGTGGGCAAAACCGGCAACATGCTTCGTGCGTTAACACCCGATGAACTCCAACAATATATGCGTGGACAGGCGTCGGTCAACGTAATCCCGTCGCCGCCGTTGCTACCGCAATCCGCCATTGCAACGCTCGCATGGCGGAATAAAAGTCGAGGGATTCCCCACGATGTGCAACTCAAGAATGGGTGGATCATACGCTTTGTAACCAGTCAAGGCAGGACTCAACAAGGCGAACATTACGATTTAGTGTGGATCGACGAGCAGATTTCTAATGAACAATTCTTTTGGGAATCGGTGCGAGGGCTTGTCGATCTTAGCCCTAACCATCGCAGTTATGGTATTTGGTCCGCCACCAGCCAAAAGCAGAATCCGTTACTCTGGGAATTAGCCCACAAAAGCCAGGACACAACCAATATTGAAGTCTATCATTTGACGATTGCCGACAATCCCTATATCCCGCCTGCCGAAAAACAACAGTTTGGCGCCTTGCTGTCCGATGTCGAGCGCCAAGTACGTGTCGAAGGCGCTTGGGCGCTCGAAGCGTGGAGAGTATATCCAGAGTTCGATCCGCAAGGACGACATGGATGTGAACCATTTGCAATCCCTGCAGATTGGAGTTTATACTTAGCCGTCGATCCAGGCACGGTGCATTGTGCTACAGTGTTTGCAGCGGTGCCGCCTGATCAGAAAGTGATCTATATCTACGACGAGCTATTGCTGCACAATTCAGATGCACGCACGTGGGGAGAAAAATTAGCCAGCCGTCCAGATGCACATCGTTTTGAGGCCTGGATTATTGACCGACGTGCAGGCCGCTCGCGCAGTATTGGGCAGTCAGCGCAGGTAGCACAACTGTATTACGAGGCCGCCAAAGCGTATGGCGTTACACCCCGCATTCACGGACCGTTAGCTGGTTGGATGCCAGGCGAAGATAACCCGGAGATGCGGCGAGAAATTGTCCGCCATATGCTTTGGGCGACAGATCAAGCGGAATCTGTGGTTCCTGGCCTGAAAGTATTCCGTGGACGAACCCCCAACTTAGTACATCAAATGCGCATTGTGCAATTTGATTCTAAGAACGAAGAGAACCGCATCCGCGGCTCTTTTGATATGGTCGATGCGTTGGAGTATTTGTTGGCGCACAAACCTACCCATATTGCACGAGCGCAGGTATCAGAGCAGTCGAAGCGCATTGTGGACGTGTTTAGGGAATTACATCGTCGTCCGAATTTGATTCCGAACTTGATTAGAAGGGGAGCCTGATGAGCGACGATCTACATGCTTTGTATGCGAAGTTGCAGCCGGGGCAAGTGGTATGGGTACAGATTGGGTTACATGCGCAACAGCCACGCCTAGGCTTTATTACCGCCGTTGGGTGGGATTCAGTCGATGTGATTTATTTTCCACCAGAGCCGTATCCTCCTGTCGTGCGGCTATCCGGCGTGTGGTTGCTTAGTGATCCGCGCGTTGAGCACAGCGACCGTCTTGGGTTGCGATTGGAAGATCGGGGTTTTTGCAAACCGACCGCCGAATGGTTACAGCCGCTGCAGGTCGCCCAGCGGTTGGAGATGCTTGAGAAAGCCATCCATCGCTTGCAACGTCAAGAGAAACAGGACGCTTAAGCATGGCCGCCTGGTTGCGTTCCTTACAAGAACTGTGGTGTAAACGCATTGAAGAGGCCAAACAGGCCAAGGAGATGCAATTCTCCGCAGAAGCGGATATCTTGTGGGAACAATATGATACGCGCTTCGATGATATTGCCGTTTGGGACTATGACCAGATTCATTATCCCAAGCTCAACAAGTTTCGGGAGTTTGTTGATCTATATCACCCGTTTGTGCTGACCAATACTCCGACACGACGGGTTAGTGTGCGCCGTCCTCAGTTTCCCGAAGAGATTTTCCAACAGGCGGTCGCTGCCAGTGGAATGAGCTATTCCGATTGGGATCGGCAAATCCGCATGGCGCTCGATACAGCCGCCTTGCTGTTAGAATGGTGGCTGCAATTCTGTAGCGAGCAATATGACCTGTTGCGTGAGGCCCGGATGGCCATTATTGAGGCCTTGGTCAAAGGTCGTGGCTTGGTCTGGCATGGCTATCTGCCAACAGGTACCGGGATTGTGCCTGCGTCTTTCTTTGAGTCGGTCGATAACTTATTTATTGACCCAACGGCTATCACTCTGCGGGATGCAGGCTATATCATTCGCAAACGGCAAGTAGCCTCGTGGCTTTTGGCCGATCAATTGGGCGTCGATGAAGAGAAATTGGTCGAAAAGTGTGTCAAGGCGGAAGAGCTATCCAAGTTCTATCTGAACCATGATATTCCCGTGTTGACATATTACGAGGTGTATTCCCGTATTGGCGTAGGTACCCGTCTGGCATATCCCGATGATGAACTCCGTGAATGGCAGGACGCCCTAGATGAATTGGGGCCGTATATCTGGCTTGCGATTTCGCCTACCGCAGAGTATCCACTCAATCTAGACCCTGATCTGATTCAAGGCAACGTCGAGAGGTTGCGTCAAGCGGTAGCATGGCCAGTGGCCACGTATGGGGATGTCTTGCATCCTTGGCCGTGTACCGTGCTGGATTTTGCGCCGAATATCGGCGATCCGTGGGCACGCAGTCCGCTGGCGTCTGGATATCCGATCCAACAAGCGCTCAATCGCATTTATTACTATATTGTGGAAAAAGCACAGCGCACGGCCAGAGTTCTCTTGGTAGTCCCGTCGTATCTAGACTCGAAAGTCATCCACGCGTTGGAGGACTCCACACCATTTGAGGTCGTGCCTGTCGATCAGAAGCAAATTGCGGATGTGGCGCAGCAGGTGATTCAGCCATTGAATCTGCCGCCGATGACCATGGAGTTGTGGACGCTGCTGAAGGAGATGGAGCAGCAGTTTGCCAAGGCCGTCGGATTGGACCCGATTTTATACGGCGCCCAACCGGACAAACAACCTCGCAGTGCGGCAGAAGTGCAGATTCGACACCAAGCCGCATCGAGCCGGGCATTGGCGATGGCCGAGCGCATCGAAGATTGGATGAGTCGTATTGCCGCCAAAGAAGGCATGATCACCCGGCTGCATGTGCCCTTTACGCAAATGGCCGCCTTGTTTGGCGAGCCGGTGCCGATGACCGCCGAGGGCCAACCACTGCCGGGTGGTCCGCTATCCGCAATCTGGGCGTCTCAAGTAACTGTTACCGATCCTGTGCAGGCTGGAACCAATTTCCACTTCCAGGTGGTTTCTGGTAGCGGCCGGCGCAAAGACAAACAACAACAATCGCAAGCCGCCGTATTCTTGGCCCAAACCTTGCTGCCGTCGATTGTGCAGGCGGCCAGTAAAACCGGCGATTACACCAATGTCAACCGTGTGTTAGAGCGTTTGGCGAATGCCTTAGACATCGATTTGACTTTGTTCCGATTCCCTACTCCGGCAGAAATGGAGGGCATGCAGTATGGCCGACAAATGGATTCAGAAAGCAATTCAACGTCCGGGCGCCTTACGAGAGAAAGCACAACAATCGGGCATGAGCGTCGCGCAATTTTGCCAACAGAAACATCGTGATCCGCAAACGCAGCGGCAATGCAACCTGTTTCATATCCTGCAACGGCTACGTCCCAAAGAGAAATAACGTGTGGAGGCGTCGTCGATGGCCAAGCCGACCAAACCCAATCGCAATCCGAAGAGCAATCCCAAGTGGTGTGTTGGCATCATTCCTGACACACTCAAAACCAAGTCGCAAACCTATTGTCCGGAATTGGCACGGTTTCCAGGCGATCCTGAAGCCAACGTAGAAAGCCGCTCCCAAATCAAAGACTTGGCACGGCGTCGTGGTTGGCGCGTCCAAGGTATTGTGGACGCCGACTATCTCCAGGTCGATAATTCCCAAACCGTCGAGATTCAGCAAAAACTTCGTACTCTAAGAGACGAACTGTATGCGCACCTATGCCGATCTGATTGATCATCTATCCCGCATTGTGTGGGGTTATGGCAAGTCGGCTAGCGCGGACCAAATACGCACTGCGATTGGATCGGCGTATGCGGCGTTGCCTTTATATGGCTCCTGGCGCCGCTATGAAACACGCTATCGCATCTGTACCAGAGCAGTGCAAAGCGGATCTGTGAGCGTAGCCGATAACGGCACTGCAGTTGTCTTAACGAGTGGCACATGGCCGAGTTGGGCCGTCAACAGTACGCTGCATGTGAACGGCTTGGCGTGTCGGATTGCATCGATAGCTTCGACGACCAAAGCCATTTTGGCCGATGGATTGCCTGCCTCATGGACCGACACCTACTCCTATACGCTCTTCAATGACTACCACGTATTGCCGTCGGATTTTCTGGCAGCCATTTCGATTCAAGTCCTTGAGCCTATTGGGCTAGAACTCTTACCGGCACGGCAATATGAAATTTCCAGACGCCATGGAGCGTTACCGTATAGCGGCACACCTCAGTGGTACAGTCTCGAACGGGGTGTGCTAACCGGTTTGCGATTGATCCCTGCGCCCTCTTCGGAAACTGTGCTCGATGTTTATTATCGGCGTACGCTGTTGCCATTGCTGCATACGGGTACTCAAGATCAGGATTGTCAAGGGACGGTTTCCGTATCTGGAACCACTGTTACCGGCACTGGCACCGCTTTTTCGGCGGATATGGAAGATTGTGTCATCCGGATTGGCACGTCCGACTACTGCCCCGATGGACCGGAAGGCTATAACCCCTACAAAGAAGAACAACTCATCGCATCGGTAACCTCTGCAACCCAATTAACCGTAGTAGCGCCATTCCAAGGATCGTGGACCAATGTGAAATATCGCATTACCGATGTTCTGGATGTGGACGAGAACTTATATCAGCTCTTAGTGTCCTTATCGTTGGCCGAACTGGCCAAAATTATTGCGCTACCTGTAAACGTCGATGTCGATGAGGAGGTTCGACGTGCGTTATCTGCAGATGCCCACCAGATGGGTCCGATTCCGCTGCTGCGTGCGCCACCAGCGCGGGTAGCCGGCAAACTGCGCATTGACCTAACGTAAGGGGAAGGCGCATGGCCGCATATTGTACTCGAGCGGATATTGAAATGATTTTTGGCGCCAAAAACGTGGCGCTTTGGGCGGACCTAGACGCCACGGAAGACGCAACCAACATCGACAACCGCATTCAGGCAGCGATTAATGTGGCTACGGCAGAAGTGGATTCGGTCTTGTCCAGTGGACCGTTTCGGTTGCCCATTGCGGATTCGCCTACGACTACCCCGACGTTGATTCGAGAGGTTACAGCAACATTGGCCGGCGTCTATCTTTATGAGGGGCGTGGCGCAGAGGCGACTGTGCTGGACCAGGGACAACCGATCCATCCGTATATGTTTAAACGCCTCTGGGCGATGTCTGTCTTGCAGGACTTAAAAGCAGGCCGCCGACGCATTCCGATGTTGACGTAAGATGGCCCTCGACCCTCTCACAGCAATGCACCAAGCAGTGTGGGCTGCGCTGGAGGCCAGCGAGGATTTCAAAAATCTTGTGCCTGAGCGCAACCGTATCAAGTTGCTGGATACCACCAAACCAGAATCGCTTCTGCAGCGCGCGGAGGCGGATACACCGGCGGTATTCTTGCAACTTGCGCACGTCCAATTGGCGACCGTGATTGCCTCCAACACGATTGCGGCTGTGGCCTCGTTCCAAGTGCAAGCCATTACCACCGGCCAAGACCAGCAACCAGTGCAACAATTGATGTGGGTTATCGCGAAGGCCATCGAAGATGCGAATTTGCAGCTGCCCCCAAACATTGTCGCAATGCGGTTCCGTGGCGGTGAGATACGACGAGAGCGGATTGCACAGCGGCTGACCATGAATGGTCTTGGCACCATAACGGTCCAGTACGCAACCGCTTGGCGGAGTACCACGTAGCTATGGCATATATCAGTGGCATCCGGCTAGCTGTTCAAGGCATTCCCAACGTGGCACGCTGGCAAGTCGCTTGGCAGGAAGAAGCTCCGCGGGCCGTTACGTCGGCCACAAGAGGCGCTACCGTCCACTATTGCGGTGTGCTGGATTGGACAGCAACCATTGTGTGTTATGGCCATACACCTACGTATTTGCCTGGCGACTCCTTCATTCTGCAAGCATCGCTCGACGGACAACGCGGCATATGGGGCAACGCCCAGGTCCAATCGGTCCGCATTATTGCCGATGTTGCTAATCAACAGGGCATCATGCTCGCGTACTCTCTGCTTGGCGATGGTCCTTTGAACTTTGGGACGGTCTCCATTACCGACACGATGCCACCGACGATTACGTGCCCTCGTCATGAGATATTCTTAGATGACACAGACCTACCGGATGTAACATTTTGGCAAATTGTGTTGAGCAGGTCGCTACCGAGTTATGTTTCGACATCCACGGGGGGTGTGCGGAAACGTCTATCGGGTATTTTTCAGGCCACTGTGCAATGGAGACAACTCTTAACAGATGCGACGCCTCCGGCGGTCGGGAGCGAGTACAAATACGTGGTCATTGTGGTCCCACAACAAGGACAAAATCCCGCCAAAAAATGGACCTTAGAAACGATTCGGGTTACACAAGTAGAAGAGTACGGTGTGGATGCCACGCAGAGCTTACAAGGCAACTTGCCGGAATATGAAATAACAGCACAATTTCAACCAGTAGTGAATGGGACTCAACAAAAAATTATCGATCCTTCCGGGCGACAAGTATGGCCACCGACATAAACCAAAGCGACCTAATGTGGCTGCCGCCAATCGAGTGTTATCATCAGGCCGCACAACGCTTGCCTGGTCCAGGCACACCGCAGCGTGCGCCGTTAGAACACGTGCAGACTGCAATGGCACGCCTGCGCGATGACGATCTGGAAATGCCACGCACACGGCACACCGGCAGCACTCACGCAATCTTTGATTTATAGGGGGCGTTCTTGTATGCCGATAGCATACGAAGAATTGATCGGTTCACCGATTGAACAGTTTGCTCACGAGACACGCGTGCAGGCGAACTACCTGGCCACGCGGCGATTGAAAGTCGCGTGGAATCGGCGGCATGACTTAATAAACGAATTGTGGGACCAGGAATATCCTTTTTGGCACCGTGGCCCACTCAAGTTATTCCCAACAGCCATTACTGTTGAGCCGTATACCGACGGTCAGAACACGGTACCTATTGATGCGAATAGTCAGTATGACTATGCCTTAGTAACAGTTCGGTATGGTGTCGGTCCCCGGAATTATTTGGAAGAGATCACCACCACGACCGTCCATTACACGGAGCAATACATTGGCGTGGATTTGCGGGTGTATCAGTTCCCAGCACGCCGGCCCCGGGTTGTATATACGGTGCATTTCTTCGATGGATCTGTGCCCCCTCAGAGTGCGTTTGCGTGGATCGGATGTTTAAACTCCTTTAGTTTTACCACCAAGAGTGGCGTCTATACCTTCCCGCCCAAGACGGTTTTGTATAGCCAACTGAATGCGACTAGCGATCACTTGCCGAATAATTATTGGCATTGGTCTTGGCGCGCGACGTTTGAATGGGACCCCAAAGGGTGGATGAGTTGGTTTGATCCAGACAAATTAGAATGGGCGGCGCACACAAATCAAAATGGACGGTCGATTTATCCGTATGACGAGCGGGATTTGAATCTCATTATTGGCAATGCACCTAGTTATTTGCCGAATCGAGTGACCCTATTGACGACCCGTGGCGATTTTCAGGCTGCCTATAACAAAAGCTCTATGGTCTACAATGGCTATCCAGTTTATATCAAAGCCGGAGAAGAAAATGCACAACAAAAGCGTGTGATTCGCTGGGCTGGCGCTAGCTGGGAAATTGGTGTCTTGGGGCCTGGCAATAATTGGACTCGTGTTTGGCATTCCCCGTATGATCCCTCCTTGATAGGTATTTATCGGCCAGTGAATCAGAATGATGGACGCGCAAGCATTGTAGAGTAGGGTATAGGCGATGACTCGATATTCTCGACAAGCGTTAACTGTTGCTCCCGGCGATCCGGTTTCGGCGCAGCGCTGGAACGAACTGGCCAGGGCGGCGGCACGTCATTATGAACCTGCGATTGGGGAAGTAGGGAAAGATCATGTTGTCATTAGCGCTCCCGTCCATGGCCCTGTGTTACGCGGCACCGGCGATGGTGGTGGGGGGGGTGGTGGCGGCGGGATCGTGCGGGAAATCACCATTGATGTGGTCGTCTGCAACCCCTGGAACCGTTGCGGCAGGTATATTGTCTTCCCGCAAAAACGCATTCGTCTTCCTGCATGGTGTCATATTGAAGATATTGAGCCGTCGGTAGTCCCAATTTATGAGTGCCAATCGAACGGTGGCGGGGGAAGCGGTGGTGGCGGGGGAAGCGGTGGTAGCTGGGGAAGCGGTGGTAGCGGCAGTAATGGGCAACCGCCATTGCCTTAACGCAAGCGTATGAGAGTCTATCTCTATTCTACTAAGACAGTACAACGCCAATTACAACTCAGACCGCCGGAATATGCAGAGCAACTCCGGCAAGCAACCGTGCGTGTTGCGCCGGAAGGGTGGTATATCGACGTCGATCACCCGGCTTTTAAAGCGTTGCAGCGGCAATACCAACATCAGCCGCCCAATCCTAATGAGCCAGCCGTGCCTGTTGATGTAGTTATCCCCCTGAGCCGGGGCAGTCTGCACAACGACTTAGAACTTCAATATGCTTTACGCGCGATCCGGCGGTATTTGCGTGGTATGCAGCAGATTTGGCTCGTTGGCCATAAACCCGATTGGGTGGCAGGTGTACGGCTTCTCCCCGCTGAAGATGACACGCCTTCGAGCGACCGCAACATTATGCGGAAATTGCTGTTGGCATGTCAGCAGAAGGATGTGGCGGAGCAGATTATCTTTTGGTCCGATGACCAAGTAGTATTGGTTTCCATTGCTGTCCAGCAGATGGGACCCTGGGCGTGGGGGGAAATTACGCCAGACTGGCAACCACAAACGCATTGGCACCGGCGATTAAAACGCACTGCCGACCTGCTGCGGCAGAAAGGATTGCCGACATATCATTATGATACGCATATCCCGGTGCCGTATCGGAAGGAGGAATTGCGGCGGGTGCTGGAAGAAACCCGGCAGGAGTGGGATCACGGCGACGGCGTGTGTGTGAACACCTGGGTGTGCAATCATCTGTACAAGCCGCCGGTAGAAACGGTAGATGGGCGGAAAGCGACTATCGAAGAGCCTCTTAGCTATCAAGAGATTCACGAGCAACTCCGAGGCCGCTGGTTTTTGGGGTACAACGACGCTGGTTTTACCCCAGAATTACGCCAGGTGCTCTACACTTTGTTCCCCCCTGAGGAGTTCCAGGCCCCATTGCACACCGTGGACATCACGGATAATGGTATTTTACCAGGAATGCAGCGCAATTTGATTTATCATGTATATCCCGTAGCCACGAATACCGGCTGGAAAGACAACATCCGCGAGTTAGTTCAACGTTGGCATGTTTTCAACGGCAAGAAAATCATCGGTATCGTATTGGATCCCTGGACGGTCTCTCCCGCAGAGGTTCAACGCCTCTTTCCGGATGACCCCGCGATTGAGTGGTTGGTGGCGCCGAATGATCCCACCCGCGGAGAAGCGGTTACATTTCTTCCGGCGGCCAATCGTTTAAAATCACTCGATCCCCGGGAAGTTACCTTTTATGCACACGCCAAAGGAGTAGCGTCGCAAGTCAGTTCTGGCCGGGACCCGCACCGCTGGCACTATAACATTTACCGTTGGGTTCATTATTTATACCATTATTGTCTTGATTGTCCTCTGGACTGGCTCGATTGGGTATTACATCATTATCCATGCGCCGGCGTCATTCAACGGATGGGGTATCGGCACGAACCGGGGAGCCTACCTGCTCGATGGCATTATGCTGGCACTTTTTGGTGGATAAACCATTCCCACTTTTTTGCCAAACCCGATGCGCTTCATCTGGGAACATCTCGTTGGGCACTGGAACGTCATTTAGGCGAATTGTTTGATGTGGAACAAGCTTTTGCACTAGATGGTATCCAACCGGAGTACTGGCAATCAGCGCCAAGCATGTATTTACAATCCCATGAGTGGTGGAATGCAACCTGGCAACTTGCCGAGCAACAGCAGAACAACTTGGTGAATGAATGGCGCAAGGCACATCAGACGATACACGTGGAATTGCATATTGTTACCCCGGTCTCTCGCCCTGAGAATCTGCCGAAAATCGAACAAAGCATTCAGGAAAGTTTTAGAGTCTTAAAGCCATTGTGGCATTTAGTGGTTGATCCTAATACGCCGAGATTCCCAGTGCCCAGGTCCGCAGTATCTTGCGAGGTGTGTGGAATCTCGAATATTGGGGGGCATTCACAACGTAATATTGCGCTTGAGCGGATATTGAATGGATGGATATTCATGTTAGATGATGACACAATCATTCACCCGAATTTAGAATCGGTATTTTTAAAAGCCTTGGCCGATTTTCCTTCTGCACAAGTTATCGTATTTCAACAAGTCGACAAGGAAGGTCGTGTACGGCTTCATGCACATCCGCCGGTTCGATTAGGAGCCATTGATACTGGATCAGCGATCGTACGCCGAGAATTCATTGAGCATAGCCGCTTTGATTGGGAGAGGTGCGCAGACGGCAAGTGGTACGAACAATTGTATCACAAGAACCCGAATGCTTTCGTGTTCATCGATCAGCCGGCAAGTTACTACAATGCATTGCGATAGTCATCGTAGTCGCCCCCCGATGATGAAATCGATAGCAAACTCGCCAGAATACGGTTTGTGATGATCCCAATCCCCCGGATCAAAGCGCAGACCAATGATGATACGGCTTTTCCAGCATGGATGATCATGTAAATCAAGACGATAGACGTGGAATTCTTGATTGTGTTGGACAGGAAATTTAATCGAATGCGATTCGCTCCAGGTGCCTTGGGTCGTGGTAAGCCAGAATAGTTGGCCGAATGACGATGGGGGTACTTTCATACGGATTTTAATAATCGGACACTCGGCTCCCTTGACCATCATGCGAGCCCGTACAATCGCCGGATCGCCGCCAACAATGCGTCCCAACAAGCAACCTTCTTTGAGCCTAAGGGCCGCTACGTGATTGCCAAGCATTGCTTGGTAGATAACGGATGCGGTCCAGCCTTCGGTGGTGTTGCCATTAAACTGAAAATGGATCGGCCACCCCGGCCAACCCAAAGATGTCAATGAACGATAAGTCTTTAAATGATTGAACCCCGTTAGGTCTTCGATGCATCGGAAATACCACGCGGCGGCTTCAACACGAGAAGCAAGTTGCTCCCGGCCCCGGAAACGTTCCGCCTGCTTCCAAAGTGTATCGCCTTTTTGTAAGGCGTCCTGAATCGAAATCGGCGTGTCGGACGGCGCAAAATCGGCCAATATCTCCGCCGCTTCCACGGCCAAGCGGCTATCCGAACCTGCAATCGCCAATTCTTTGACTTTCTGAGCCAGGACGTATTTCTGAGCCGGGATGGTGTCTTCTTTGGCAAGCCGAAGAAGTTCTTGAGCCAAGCGGGCCTGGGCCACTGGGGTTCGAGCCGTTTGGATCTGCTTCCCGTAGGTTTCTTCCAAAAGTTTTTCCGCCTTGGCCAATGCATCTTCGGATGGAACGGGGTACTTCGACGTAATGAACTTTTCTTCCCCAACTTCGGTTCCCAAAACCAGCAGGCCAGCAAGACACCAAGCGAACATGGCTTTGGCTCCTCTGACTGACACGAGTCCAAAAGAACACCCGAACCCCGCGGCATTCTAAAGCGGTTTTCAAAGGCTGTCAAGCCCCTATCCTAAGGAAATATGGCCATGACTCAAACTCCTCCCCTGCCAATTCAGATCGGCAATTGGCAAACGGCCACCAAGACTTTAGGACGCTGGGGACACCTAGGGTATACCACCAAAGATGGGGAATATACCATTCCCCCGCCTGCATGTCATGCGCAGTGGACCATTTCAGCGCAAGCGCCGAGTTGGGTAGATGTGGTGGTAGAAGAGTCCACGCAAGTCTGCGCCACCACGCATGTGGTAGCGCCGTTTGCGCATCCTGCCGAAGCGTGGATTAACGATCATCGCATTGGTGTGTTGCGCCAAGCGTGGGATATAACGCCGTGGGTGGATTTGCCTCCAGGACATTATACATTGCGCTTTGAGTTCCCGTATCCGCCGGAGCCGACACGCACGGTGTGGGCATTTCGACCGAGTTTCCGTAGGAACACGGGGCGCTTGGCTGTGATCACCAGCGGCGCGTTTGCTCGCTCGCAGTTAGGCGATGCCTTGCGCATGTTGTTCGATTCCGCCGCTCGATGTGGCTTGCATGTCTGGGTCGCAGAACCAGGCGCAACATTTCACAACTTCTACATCTCGAAGGTGCTCAAGCTGCTCGAGCTGATTCAGTCGTTGCCAGCGTGTTATTCGCATGTGCTCTATGCGGATGGGGTCGATTGTCTGATTCAGTCGGATGAGGAAGAGATCATCGACAAGCTTTCGTGTGTATGGATCGGCGGGGAAGATGAGTGTTGGCCGGAAGACAACGTGGAATGGAAAAGGCAATTCCCCCGTGGAACGCATCCCTATCCCAACGCTGGTGTTTTTGGCGGTCCACGGGAAGCCGTCGTGGAGTGTCTGGAGGGGTTGGTCGCAATCCATGACCAGTGGGTTGGCGGTCATCCATTGCTGTGGGCTGCGCAATTGGAAGGCCCGTTAGCAACGCCGAACGATGATCAATTTCTCTGGCAACTCGGCATTGTCTACAACCGGATTCCTGCGAAGGTGGATACGGAGTGGCAAGTGTTTGCGCCAGTAACTTGCACACAGAAGTCGCCGGTGCCGTGTCTGATATGGCAGTGGGATGCGGGGCGCATGTGTCTGCGCAATGGCAATAGTCCGCTAGTGATTCA